TAAAATCCGATGTAACCGTTCATAATAAACCCCTTAAAAGATTAAAAGAATAAAACAATTAAACTCACTATAGTAATTATGGCACGTATCGGCCAGAAGTCAATCAGATAATTAGAAAAAAGCTCACTATAGCAAGATAATGCAATTTATTAGCAGAATAATAACAAAAACAAGGAGATATAATGTCAAACTTAGGTAACAGATTAACCGGCGCCGGTACACAAAACAGGCAAAATCACCGTAAACCTGCGCCTGTAGAGCCAGTGAAGAGCCGTAAACGCACAAAATCCGCGAAAAGAGCATAAATGCCACGATTAAGCGACAAACAACAAGCCTTTGTAAATAGCTACTGCACCAATGGCTATAACGCCACAAAAGCCTACAGATTAGCGTATCCCGATAACAAAACACCTGAGTTTAGCGCAAGTAGGCTGTTAAGTAATGTTAAGATTAAGGCGGCGATAAATGCCTTTAAGGCTGAAACAGCTAAGGCATTAAAGATAACTCGCGAAAGTCAGATAAAAAGGCTTGATACGTTATATGCCATGGCAATTAAGCAGGGCAATGTTACCGCAGCTAAGGGTTGTATCGTTGAACAGAATGAAATGCTGGGTTTAAGGCAGGAAAAGGCCGAAAACAGAGAAGATGTTGCCCGAAAGCTCGAAAGGCTTACCGCGGAGCAAATACTGCGGGAGCGGCATTTTGAAGACGCGCGTGAGCGTGAGCTTGCGGCAGAGGTAAAGCCTTTGCGTATAGTAGGTTAGGGGAGGAAATAGTATGAAGTGTAAGCAATGTAACAAGGAAATAGCGGCCAGCAAGGGCAATAGGCCGCGCGAGTACTGTAGCGAAGCTTGCCGCAAGGCGTATGCTCGTTCAAACCGGACAAGCCAAACCGGACAAGTCAATCCGGACAGCTTAAACGGACAGGCTACCAGCCAGCCAGCGGCGGTAGCCGATAGGTGGGCGCCTTGCGGGTGCCAGCACTGCCAGCAAGCTAAGCCGGGCGTGAAGCTGAACCACGGGGCATACCTGACCGCCGACCAGCTTGCCGCCTGTAGCAAGGCCGGCAAATGCAGAGCGTACAACCGCGTGAGCCTGCCCGGCGACCATGACTACATCAGCGCCTTAGGCCGGTGCGCCACGGAGGCAGCCGATGAGCTTGTAGCCAGCGGCGGTAGCTTGCCGGATAGCAAGGAATACATAGCAGATTAGCAAGAATGCTTAATCCGCAAGGGGGGGGCATCGGGAAGGAAAGCGGCGAGAGGGCATAAGTACCTACTCAGCACAGAAAATATATTTTTTTACATTAGCACATATACTGGACAGGCGGCATCTATTTAGTTTAGAAAAGAGGGAAAGGGGTTAGTTATGGAAATAGACCGTAACTGGGCAGGCACTACCAAAGGTCGTGAGAAAACTCTGGACGACAGTTGTCTTTTTGGCATAGGTTCTCGTGTTCGGGTGGCTGAAACTTTACCCAAGAAGATGCGTTTTTTTACTTCTCGTGGTTGCGTTGGCACGGTAATCGGTCGTGATTTAGTTACTAATTTTGGTATATGTGATTATGGCTATTACCCCATTTATGTTCTTCACTTGGACGGCGTTGGTGAATCGGCATGGTATCCTGAGAGTGTGCTTAGTTTTACAGATAAGGAGTAGTTATGGGCAACAGGCGTAGGATAATCAAGTCTATGGGTCAGCCTGCCAGGATAGCGATGGTGGACGCACGTGTAGCTGTTAACGGCTGCCAGGTATTTGTTGGCCATCCTGACCCTGCCACGGCCACAGCGACGGCTAAGGGCTTTAGGGACATGTTAGTTACGGCTATTGAGCGGTCGAGTTATGCTAACATGCGAGATATATATTCGGTTTCTGTTGGCATACAGGCTCGGTTAAGCGCTGGCGAGCCGATGTTAAATTAGGGAAGGGAAAGATATGACTTGCGATATGAAGAAGACAACAGGGGCACAGTTTAGGTTATTTAAGAAGGCCTGCCTTTTATGGCAAAAGAGGCTTGGTTTGTCGCAGTATCGGCTTTACTTTGAGCGTGGCATATCTGAGGATAGCAACGACTATTATGTTTATGCGAATATAGATGTTAATGAGATGGGCAAGGTAGCAACGGTGCGGCTTTGCTCTGCTTACCCTAAAGACGACGATTTTGATGTCGAGCGGACAGCTAAGCATGAAATGTGCCATTTAATGACCTCACGTCTTCGTTGGTTGGGTAATAACAGGTATATCTGTTCTTCTGACTTAATAGAAGAGGATGAGTCTATTGTTAGGCGGTTAGAGGGGTTGTTATATGAAAGGGAAGTAATATGGGCAAGTCTCGCCGAGAATTAAAGGAAGAGCTGATAGACGAGCTGGTTGCAGAGTTTGCTAACAGGTCAGCTTCGTGGCTTAGGGATTTTCTGTCTGATATCCTCAAGTCTGCGATAGATGCTGTTAGGGAAAAGGATTAGCTATGGGAAAACCAGAGATATATACAATACTGGACGAGATTAAAGGTGTAATGGATGCTCATATAGAGACTATTGATATACCGACTATGCGTGTTGTTGGCGAGCTGCGGAGCTTGCACATCCGCGCCATAGACGCGCAGAGGCGGCGTATACTTATAGAAAGGGATTAGCTATGGAAGTGATTGATAAACACCTAAAAGCTGCATTAGCCAAGAAAGGCGTGGAATTAGGCAAGTTATTGCCAGAGTTCTATGGCAAGATAACATTTAACTTTTTCAACGGGCATTGCTCTAACTTGAACGTAGAGCAGAGTATAAAGACCGACGAAGGGGAAAAATGGAACAAGAAACAATAGACAGGTTAAATAGAAGAACCGACGCAGAAAGGTTCGGGGTAAACGAAACATTGCTTAATCCTTGTGTTTGTGGACTAAAACCAAGGGTGGGTAGTGTTTGTCATGGCCATGGCGATTTTGGGGTGAAAATCCACTGCGAGTGTGGTCATTCTGTACAACAGGACTATTTCCCAGAGATGGGTATAGAGGCAAAATGGAATCAATATAACCCCACTAAATAAAATTAGCGTAAAAACTAAATAAGATATGGGATAATATCAAAAAGATAAGCCCTATGGCCTTAACCAGGTTGTAGGGCTTTTTTTATTATGGAATTAGAAGCTAAAAATGTTTTGACAAACGCTCCTTACTGGGCCTATGTGAATAAGCTGCTCATTGACGGTCGCCCTTTTGATTTAGAGGGCCGCGCTTATCAGGCTGAGATAATGAAGCCCATAACCAACGACGGTAAGGTCAAGACTGACGAGGTTATCCGCAAGGGCAGCCAGATAGGTATAACGATGGGTAAGGTCATCGAGATTACCCACGGTGCCTTGCACAGCCTCTACCCGCAGGGCATTATATATTATTTCCCATCCGAAAAAGCGGTACAGCATTTTTCAGCTACCAGATTTAAGCCTTTTATCATAGACAACGAAGAGATTAAGCAGTACTGCAACGACATCAATGCTGTATCTATTCGTAGGATTGGTAAGACTAACGTAAACTTTTTCGGCCTTAGTGCTACTGTTCGGGTTGGCGGCGAAGCTAAGGACTCTAACGCCGTAAGGTCCACACCTGCTGACTGGATTTTGTTAGACGAGAGGGATATGGTTGACCAGGATATGGCGGCACAGGTTAATCAACGATTGGGCAATTCCAAGATAAACCGCCGCACTGATTTAGGCACACCTAAGTTGCCTGACGACGGTGTTGACCTTATATATGGCCGAAGCGATATGCGGCGATGGATAATCAAGTGCCGTGCGTGTGGGAAATACACTTGTATGGAGAGCGACTTCCCAAACTGTATAGGTTTGCGAGACGGGGGCGGCTTCCCTAAATGTGTTCATTGCGGGAAAGAGATACACAGGTCGGCTGACGGACAGTGGGTTGCCGACTATCCCAAGCGTGATGTGGTTGGATATTGGGTTAGCCAGTTGCTTAACCCTAACAGGGACCTGGCTCATGCCTTAAAAGAATACGCTGACCCTGAAACTTATAACACGACTGCGGCAGAGTTTCAGAGAACCGTAATGGGCCTTCCTTATGTTTCTATAGATGACCGTCTTTACAAAAGCGACGTTTATGCCTGCTGCTGCGGCGACCAGATGGCCTATTCTCATGATGGCCCATGCGCCATGGGGGTTGACATTGGAAATGTTATTCACGTAGTTATCGGGCACAGGATAACGAAAGATAGATATAAGCTCGTTAAAATGGCGAGGGTGTCTGATTATGGCGGCATCCATGACTTAGCAAAAAGGTTTAATGTAAAAAGTTGTGTCATAGACTCTCAACCTGATATTCATGCACCGAGGACCTTCCAGAAGGAAGAGCCTTATGCGGTTTACCTGTGTCGGTACTCTGATTTTCTAAAGACTTTCGACCGCTGGAACCCTGATACAAATATGGTCGAGGTGAACCGGACAGAGATTTTTGATGCCACCCATCACATGACCCGCTCGCCTGGCAATTTAATGATACCTCGTCAATGCGAGGAGGTAAATATCTTTGCCCACCAGATGACAATGACGGCGAAGTATACCGAAAGAGACAAGCGGACTGGCGATTTGGTTGCGAGATACAAAAAGTTAGGCGATAAGCAGGACCATTACCGTAATGCTTTGAACTACTTTTTCTTAGCATGTAAGAAGGTTGGCATCCCCGAGACTAAAAACTCACACAAAAAGACAATGATGCAGGACATGGAATATCATTTATGAGTCGAGAAAATAAATCAGAAAAGTATTTGCCGCAGTTCTTCTGGCAATCGGGCGGGGAAATAACCGCCCAACAGGCCATGTTAGGTGCCGATGCACTTACTCATGCCGCTGTCAGGGCCTTAGCAAGTGCTAATAAGGCTCTAATAGAGATACCAGTGGGTTGGATAGCTTTAGAGTTTAGGTTTTATTCTGATGGCTCTGAGAACGACGAGGATGTGCTTGAGTTATACGCAGCCTCAACCTCAGATTCAAAACAGGACCATTACCGTCATTTTGGGCAATTAACTACTTCGGTAGGCACGCAGGAGTGTGGAAGCAATAAATTTATTGATACTATTTCGCCTGCTAATGAGCATTGGATAACCCGCAATAACGAGATAAGCCCTGCTAATAATACCTTTGGTAGTTATGTAATGAATACACACGGGTATAGCCATATCTTGGTAATTGCAAGCACGTTAAACTCAACAATACTGGGAGTTGAATACAAAAAGGTTTAAAGGAAAAGAGGCAAATCGAAATGAAAATAAAAGAACATTTTAAAAAACGGGTTGTGGTCCCACGAGAGAAGCAAACACGGATACATCAGCTTGAGTGTGAATTTGAGACCATAGAGATAGATGGCGTAGAATATGAAGTCATGGCGGAGTATATAGACGATTATGATGGTAATTGTTCATTTATAATACGCATGACATGTTGCGACAGATACGCAGAAAAGCGATATGACGGTAATATGCAAATTGATGCGGCTTATGAAGAATTATCAAAAAGACTAAAGAGAGACATTTGCCTTAGAAATAAGAAAGTTGAAGAGAAAGAAATGGATATAACAAAAATAGACAAGAAAACAATTAAAGAGTTGATTGCGCGTGAAAAAGCTAATCGCAAAAAGTGCGATGAACCGTCCGGCGGGTTAGGGTCGAACTGTTCAGAAAACTACAAGCAAGAAAGAGACTTTCTGATTGAATACCTAAAGTGCATTTTAGACTTATGCACAATGCGAGATATTTGTCTTGGAGAAAAGAAGGTATAAAGCGTGGTAGTAAACTTTGGCTATATAACAGGCAAGACGCTGACTTTTAGTGTTTATACAGAGGCGGGCGTAGAGAGAGAGTCTGGGTCAACGATGACAGAGACTCCGGTAGGTTCTGGTTTATATTTAGGGTCAGCAGCCGTTTTGCAGGAATATGACAATGTAATTATAAAAGAAGGTACCACAGTGGTCGGCCATGGTGAGTACAGAAAAGAACAATTAAGTTGGA